ATTATTGTTACGCCTTTTTAAAGTATCTTGGTGAGATTTTTCTTGAAGCGCGTCTGAATTCTTAATTAAATTTTCTTGTTGTTTTAATTGAGCTTTTAATACATTAAGCTCTGCGTTTTTTTCAGCTTTGAATTTTTCCAAAGCAGCTTTATTGTCACTATTGTTTGATTTTGCATTCTCAGCATTATACGCTTTTGCTGCTTCCGTCATTGCCGAATAGGATTCTTCAACCTTTTTTAAACCAGTGGCTAAAGATTCACTTTGAGTATTAATTTTTCTTATATTTTCTGATAATGATTCAATATCACCTTTATCATTAATATTAAACTCAACACCAAAATTCAATCCTTTTGTTTCCATTGTCATAGGTTATTCACTCCCTTTCTGCAAAGTTGAAAGCCCCATAATATCTTCCATTGTCATATGATTTTTATGTTCAATCTTTGAACTATTAGATAGTGGATGATCTTCAACTTCAATAAAATCATTTGGTTCTGCCACAACATCTAACATCCCAGTTTTATATTCCCAATTAATTTTTTTGCCTATAAAATTAAGCAATGTACTGAATTGATACAAACTCATTTTTGAAATTTCTTCAACAGTATTTGACGTATAAGTTTGTATTGCATTAATTGATGTTAGCCAATCTATTGATTCTTTAGCAGCATCTAAATCCTTTTCACCACATGAATCTACAAATCCGTTTACAAATTTTATATCTTCTATTATTTCTGGAAAATTTTCTTTAGTAATATTAGTTAATAATTCCCTTGTATCCGCATCCTTGAATGATTCTGAAAGAAAGCACATCATTCCAATAGATGATTCTTCTTGTTGCAAATTTCCTACCATATCCTTTTGATCAAAAAAATTAAGATAAGTATTCGCGCGATATAGAGTTTTCAAATTAAAGGGATAACATTTTCTAGGCACGCCATCAGCAAATGAAGTTATCTCTACAGGCAAACCTAAAGCCATCTCAAGTTCTTGACCAATAACCATTTAAACCTCCAAATAAATCTAAAAAAAGGTAACAGACAAAATCTGTTACCCTAAATAAAACATTATTAAACTTCTACGCCATCAATAAAGAATGACCACATCTTCTTATCAATTCTCTGAGCATCTTTAGCTTCTGCTTCAAATTTAGGAGCATAAGCAGACTGATGTTTAGCATCAAGTTTAAAACCAGTGCTACACTGAGCTTTGTAAATCTTAATCATTCCATGAGCTATGATCTGAGTATCTTCATCATAGATAGGGAAGACATATTCACAAGAGAATGGTTTTGACATTGTGACTTCTGTAATACTATATTCAACTGCAGTTGCCGAAGAATTATATTGGTACACAATTACAACAGATTCTCCTGCATCATCTACGGCGAATGTTAATTCTTTTGTAGCAGGATCAGCAAAGAATTTTTTTGTTGCAACAGTTAGTTTATCTGCAGCAGTAGTATAACCAGTAATCACAACACTGTCTACAACCGGTGTGTTTGGTAACATAATTGTTCCAGAATCTGGGATACGAACTTCAATAACATCTGTCATAGGAATTACCCCAACAGTTTTATCTGCACCGTCAAGATAAGTCATAAGACCATAATCAAATGAAGCGTTTGTACCTGAGATTTTTAGAGCCTGATCCTTCTTAAATGAAGCGATAGGGAACATTTTATTACCACCAGTAATATCGTCCTTACTTGAACTTGATTCTACCGATAGATCCTGAAGATCTGTAAATCCTATAATAGTTTTTGGATCTCTGAAGTCACGCATGACCAGTTTTCCAATACCATGAATAATCTGTTTTGCCATTTATTTTCCTCCTAATTTATATTAAATATTTATACTCAAAGATTACAGTATGCTTTTCCCAGCCTGTACTATTAGACTCTTGATTTGGATCTCGTCGTTTATAATTTAATCCGTACAATCCAATAGGGAGTGGGGCAAGTCCTGCATTCCTTCTGTTAGATGTATCTAACAATTCAATAATCCTTTTTATAATCATTAAATGTCGGCGGTCAACTGCCGTTTTATCTTGTGTAATATGAATATCAATTGCAATATATCCAGTTTCTTCTATAGTGGTTGCTAACCCACCAGCGCTATCATGGATACATATTCTTGTACTGTAATCATTCAATAAATTATCAGGGTTTTCAGTGTCAAGCACTTGTTTCCTTAAAAATTCAATGTATGTATCTCTATCCATATTACTTCTGTCAATTTCTAATAATTCAATCAATTTTTCATCATCACGAATAGCTCTGAAGATTTCAATGTTAACTTTTTTTAAATCAAACAATGCACCACCACCTAAACCTTAATACTTTTCTTCACTTTGAAATATTCTCCTGAGTTAATTGCCATTTGAACTTTTGGTATAACTACTCCATCAATACGAGCAAGAATTTTGTTATAAATATCAGCAAGCATATAATCAACTACGGGACTGGCTTTTATGCCGGTGGCCCACGGGATTGCTATTCCATTCATGTTTCCTTTTGATATGTATTCTTCTTCACCTATACCTGTTTGCCAATTTGGTAATATATACTTTCCTTCTGGACGACCAACAATTGTTTTTGATGTTCGTGATGGATTCCAATAATCACTACTATTGTATTGATCAAAAAATGGGGAAGATGTATTTAAATAATTACCTGATCCATACTCTTGAATAAATGCTTTTGCGTTTTCAGTTCTAACAGTAAATGATGTTGAATTACTGCTTTTAATAAAATCAGTGGATCCGCCATTATCATTTGCCCAATATTCAAAACGACTTTTCGATCTATTAATACAATACATGATGGCTTCATCTATTAGTTCTTTACAGTAACATTTGAAATTATACGCATCAAATTCACCATATATATAAGATGCCATTTAATCACTCCCTGTAATATGTCATAAAGCCTGATATCATATCGTTTTCTAGTTCTTCAAGATCTGTTATTTTATATTTATCATCTGCAATATATAAGATATCGTCTTTTTTGATATCCCATTCGTTCGTAGCAATAATTTGATTAACACTGTTTCTATCAATTCCGGCATCGATCTGACGTTCTCTCATACCAACTCTTTGTACGAATGCATCAATTTTTTCATCAACAAAAGGACTATTATCTATAACATCACCATCTTCGTTATATAAAAATTGGTTTCTTTTTCTTGTAACAACAGTATTAAATAATAAAGTTGAAAAGAAATAATCAACAGGTGTTTCAGTAGGAGTTGAAATAACAATACCTTTTAAATCATAGGTTAATAATTTAGGATCAGACATCATTTCAACAAGGCTCCCACGTTTAACCGGTACATCTAAGGTACAAGTCATTTGTTTTGTGTTTTCTTCTTTAATGTTTGTCTGTCTTTTATTATCTTGACATTGCCCTTTGGTAGATATCCCATCAATCTTTAAATTGAATGAAATATATTCAGATTGCATCAGATCATTATATCTGGTACGTGCCTGAGCAATAACTTTTTCAATTACTTTTACTGTGGATGATTGATTAGCCATCATCATCACCCAACCTTCTTATGTCATTTGCAGCATCAAGTATCTTTTTTCTGACAAACAGATAAGCTTTTTCATTATCAATTGATATTTCTAAAACATCTAAAAGTCCAACCATTTCAGAATATATTTCGTCTTTTGTTTTATTCATTATTTTGTACTCCCAAATTGTGTAACAACTGCTGCAGTTGAATTAGATCCAGTGACCATTGCAACTGTATCAGCTAAATACCTATTAAGAGAATATAATGAATCATTAATTGCAGTAGGTCGTTTTTCCAAAGATTTGATTTCAAATGTTAATGTTTTAAAATTAATAGCATCACGATTCAATTCATCTTTAAGTCTCATTAAATAAGCTCTATATGCGTAATGCGAAGCTAAAAAAGTTTCAAACATCGATAAATCAATATTAATTGTTACATCAGTTACAGTGCCATCATCATCAGAAACAACACTTGTAAACATATATTCCTGTTTGAGTGCTACACCCATCTCAATTACACCACGTTTAGCAAGATCAATATCTTCAGCTATATCAGTTTTGTAATCATCAGGGATAAGTGGCATCATCATATCCATCACGTTTTTAAGTGAAGTTCCCATGATTTACCTCCTTACAGTAAAATACTTCCGTTTGCATTTTTTTCAATTTGAGTGTCAATTTCAACAATGTATTTATCAGATTTATTAGCTTCAACAGCCGCTGATCGAATATCTCTTAACAAACCTAAAACATTAATTCCAGAAATATCCTTTTTAAATTTTGTGATTGTTAAATCAAGCAGTTTTGATATTTCTTCTGAAGACATCACATTATTGCTTTCAATCTTTTCAGATTCCAAACTCTTATCGATTTCGATAACTTCAAGGAATCCCTTTTCAAAAGATCCGGGGCATTGAGTAGTTAAATATGTATATTCATCAGAAGAAAGAGCCACAATCGTATTCGGCTTTAAATCTAAATGTTTGCCTTGTGTTACAAAATCCAAAGACAATCCAAAATCATTTCTTGATACGTTTTTTACCTTAACCAGTTTTTCAGACATTTAATCTCCTTTTCCTTTTTAAACAAAAAAATAAAAGAGGGGAATCCCCCTCATAAAAATACAAATATTAACCAGTAATCTCAATTACATAAATACCTTCTGGTTTGGTTACAACCCATCCAGCTTCTTTATCAATACGACAGTTCCAAGATTTATCGTTAATATCCTGTTCCTGCATAAAATCAGTGTCACCATAAGTAGCTGCGTAACCAATTTTCTTACCAGTGATCATAAGTTTATCAGTGGGGACAATAGACTGTTGAGTGACAGGATCTAAAATTTCAGGTAAATACAAAATATCACAACCTCTGTAACGACCAAGTAAACCCTTATCACGAATTTCAGTGTAAACTGATTCACAAGTTGAGAACCCAGCAAAAGTTTCGATCTTTGTACAGACATCGAAATCAGCAATAATAGTAGGTGAACCGCCGACTTTTTTACGGATATAATTAATCCCTGCATCCAATGATGCTTTATCCAGAGCATTTACTGCTTTATAATTTGAAGTATTATGTGTAGCATTGTAAGCCTGAGCTAACACTTCATATACTTTACGATAAATTGCTAATTCAATCGCATCTTTACCATCAGAAATTAACGAAGCCAAAGAATCAAGACGACCTGTTTTTAAATCTGAAAGCAAAGCTTCTGGTCTAACACCAAGGCCCTCAAATTCCATACCAATTTCAGTTTCATAATTTCTTGATTTAGGTACATAAGAGTTTGGGGCTGTCCAATATGCTGTGATACCTTTCTTGTGAGTTTTAAACATTGGTTTATCACCATAGTTAAAATGTTTAGTATCGAAAATTCTAGGTGAAATATCGAATGTATTGTAACTATCTTCAAGAGAAAGCATAATAACTTCAGCCAATTCATCCCGGCCAGTCTCAGTTTTCATCATATCTCTGATAATACCCTGAGCTTCAAGAACTTTTTTATCATCAGTTCTTAATTCATTTCTTTGTAGCTTTTCAGCCAGTGCAACTATATTAAATTCCATTAATTAAACCCCCTTCTTAAAGAATTTTGAAACTAATCATTGCTGATTCATACCCACCCATAGCCGGAGTTACACCAATAACTTCAAACATAGGATCTTCAGTCGTAACCTTGATTAACTTACCTGCATTTGTACCAGTAGTAAAACCAACTGTTAATTTGTCACCAACTGCCAAATTCCCTACAAATTCTGTAGTAGCCCATTCTTCATTCTTTACAAGAGTGTATGCAACAGCTTTAGTCCCGGCTGCAATCGTATCATAGTAAGAATCTTTATAAACATCTTCATCAATTCGCAAAGTAACAAAGCCATAGATCAATTTTGCTTCATCAGCTGTACTTGGCAGAGCAAGTTCAAATACCTTTGTAGTTGCGTTATATTTTCTAATAACAGCACTACCTTTAACAATATCTGTAGATACTGCTTGTAGTCCATCAGGAATAGAAGCAATACTTCTTCGTTTTTGTAACATTAATTTTCCTCCTTATTTTTTAGAAAAATCAGACAATAGCTCAGCTAATCTGTCTTTATTTGATTTAAATCCAGTTTCAACATCAATAACACCAATAAAGCTATCTTGATTTTCTGCGTTCTCTGGTGTTTTCTTCTTTTTATTTGCTACTGCATCAAGAGCGTCTTCCAATAAAGCAGAATAGGTTGCTTGATCCATAGTGCTTAATTCTTCAACAGACTTAGCAGTATAACCAAGTTTTGCCAAACGGTCATGACGTTTTTGACCAAGAGCATTGGCGGCTGCAACTTCCACCTGTTCTTTAAATGGTGTTAGTTCACTGATTTTATCCTGAGCTTCGGCGATTTCAACATCTTTTGTTTCAACAACCCCTTTTAGCTCAGCCAGTTCAGTTTTCTTAGTTTCCAGATCAGATTTAACAGAAGCTAATTCTGACACTGCGGTAGCATGATCACTAATTAGTGTGTCATTACTAGCTTTCAATTCGTTATACATCTTTTCAAAATCCAAATTATTTCCTCCTTCTTTTTTTTCTGCGACTTCAAGACTATATGAATTGATAAAAGCAGGTCTTCTGACAATTGTTAATCCAGTAAACTGAATATTTGTACAATGTCGTATTCCTTTAAGATCAGTCCAACAGTCCATAAGTCCTTCCATAGAAAAATTCAACATTCCATTAGCATGTAAATCTAAAAGAATTTCTGACATTTCTCTAAGGTAATATTTATACACAACCAAATCACATATGATTCTAAATTCTCCTTCAGGAAAATCTTCTAGTTGTATATTAGATACATCTTGAATCACACCCGTATCATCAACAACGCATGGAATAGCATTTATTATATGTCCAACATTTTTTCTATCTTCAGTGTTGAATGTCCGTGTGTCGTAATTAAAACCATGACCAGTAGGCCTACCATTAACATCTTCTACAAGGATAAGTGGTTTATCAATGAAACTTGGATAACATTCTAAAAGCATTTCTCTTGTAAAACTTGTTCCATTTGCATTGAGTCCTTCATGAGTTGCAAAACATCTAATCTTCATTAAGTCAATATCTTTCACAGAACTTATTTCAAATTTGTCAGTTTCTTTTAATAATTCAAAACCAATATCCGATTTTTCATTTTCATCCAAAATCTTTTAGTCACCACCTCGTATTACATAATATTTTTCTATATGCGAATATTTCATACACTATATATGTTGAATGCTCACTAAAAATATAGACAAAAAACAAAAAAAATAAAAATAATTTAAAAAGATGCTATTTTGTGTGAATAACATCTTTAAAAATGAGTATTTTAAGTTCTTCCTTTTGCACCAGTTCTAGGCGCATCATTATTTGAAGCAGTTTTATCTGTCTTTCGTTCTGATGATGTTTTCTTTGGCGCACCACCTTTATCTTGCGGTTGAGTTTCTTGACCTTCAGTATTATTTTGATTATCCCCATTTTGTCCCTGAAAGGGTAGGGATCTAACTTTAAATGTTTCATCAACCTTATTTGTGTTTTCATCCTCACGAATAAGTTTTATATAATCAAAATCCATACCAAACTGTTCATATAAAACCTGATATGGTAAACCTGCAGTTGTGAAAAGTTCTTTAACAAGATTTAATTTAGCTTCTTTATCTATCACAACTTCTTTAAAGGAAAATATTGGAGAGTGATCAGGATTCAACCCATTTCTTTCCAATTCTGATCGATACAATCCTTCAATGATATTCGGTATTTGTAACCTTATACCTTCGATTGTTCTTGTTAATCCAGTAAAATTCAACATACCTTCGGCATAATTCCCTCCACCTTCACCACGAATTAATGTCAATGAAACTCCCAGCGTGTTTAAAATATCCGTGTCTATCTCCACAAATTTTTCTTCGCCAAAAATATTTGTTTCAGGTTCGACCCATTTGATATCAACATAATAAGGTGCGGTCACACGAACAGATCCAGAAATACCATTAAATAAACTATCATATTGTTTAATTAAATCTTTATTCGGTTTATTATCTTTATCACCTACCTGTACAAGCATAATTTTATCAATGATATCATTTGCTGTGGATTTCTCAGCTTCTTTTAATAAACTCTTGTGAGAAAGATCCTCAAAAGCAGGTAAAATAACTGATATACCATATGACTCATACTGAGAAGCATTTATTTTAGCAAAGTATGATTTATTGGTATCCAATATTCCATATTCAAGATTTTTTTTACGTGCTTCTGTAATTTCCTTCGGATAAGCACTTTCAATTAATGTATCGATCTGTTTATTAAATGTGTCATAGCTTATCGTGTTAATTGGTGTTTTATAAGCAATCATCTGTTTATTGTTTTTAATCAATGGAATAACTTTTATTTGACTGATTGGATAAATATCAACCCTTTCACCATCCCGGTCATAACAGGCTAAATTGCCGGTTAATGCCAGTTCAAAGATCATATCCTTAATTAACTGATCAAGATCAACCTTTTTATTGTACGCGGTGATAACTTCTTCAATTTTTTTGGCTTTTGTCGGGTAACTTAAATCAAACCCACATGCACCAAAATCCCTGATAATATTTACAACTCTCATAATAATACCGTGTTTACGGTAACAATATTTTGAATACCCAACTATATCTGAGATATAATCTTGCGGAGCGTTAAATATTTTCTCAAGGTCAACACTTGCAGGAGAACCGTCTACATTAAAGTTTTCTTCAAAATGCGTACTATAACTTGTTTTAAAAGTATTAACCGCACCTAAGACGAGTTCATCCCTAATTGAATCTTCTGCCATAACTCCTCCTTATCTTTTTGCGAATGCTATCATTGGAGCTATATCAGGTTCTTTATTCAGTCGTTCATCAACAATTATCTGAATCCCATATAATCCCATCCCCATAGCAGACCATCTATCTTTTCTTCTTGATTTTGTTGTAAATTGAATCCATCCACTTGACAAACCCCTTGTCTCCATGCTCATGATTTCCATTCTTGTAGCTTCAGATTCATGGACAAGTGTTCGTTCTTCTAATGTGAGTTCTCTATTTTCTTCAACTTGTATTGGGTACATATGCAACCATTGCTTTTCAGTATAAGTCTTTACAGCATACCCCATACGATGGTTAATTTCCGGTGTAGCTCTGATACCATATATAATTGGGATGCCTTTTGTCTGATGGAGCTTTTCAACTGCTGCTTCATCATTCATATCAACCAATGGAGGATACCATTTTTCATCTTCCACGCAATAGAAGTCTTTTGCTAATTCATCAGACAGGCCTTGACCGATTGTCATGGTATCTTGATAAATTCTAATAACATTAGGGAACTTTCTTAACATTTCACGTACAGTTGCAGCCTGTTCACTGAATGTTGCGCCATTAAGAGATTTTGTAAGAACAAGGTCCGCCTCACAGTGATCAGGGAACCAGTGCAGTTTGAATACATCTATAATAGTATTATCACTACCTTCAACTCTGGCAACATCAATACTCATAACATAATCAAAATTATCATAACCTGAAAGTTCAATATGCATAAGGTCGGAACAAGCCTGAATATCATCATATTTAATCCATGCATTCTCAACTAATCTTGGGAATCTCCCTAAATATTCCATCTCGAATTCCATATCTGACATAACTGCCTTTTGCTGCTTGACAATTTCTTCATCAAATAGACCAACCCTAACCCCAACTGTATAAGGGAGTGTCATAGCAAAATATTGTTTATTACCGGGTTCAACCATTCTATGTATATAATCTACAAAGAGTGGATATAAATGATTGAATCGATAACTTGCAGTAGAAGTCATTAATAATTTATTACCTTCATAATCATCTTGAGATTTACCTACCTGATATCCACGCTTAACAATCATCATTGGTTTAACAACTGTTTCAATAATAAATTTCGGTACATAAGCGGTTTCGTCAATCAATATTACATGTAATCTGGCCCCGCGAATCTTGCTCAGTTTTGTTATCCTAAAGGCTTTTTATCCTCTAGTTCTTACACTTTACCATTGTGTAAGCTCGGCATATATTTTCACCTTATGTTGATTCATAAGCCATTAAAATGGGATTTCTCGTGCCGGATACTCTTGGCGGAATTATACTCTATAAATAGTTTTCATCCACTATGCTCTACGATACCAATAACATTTTAACTTTATTGGTTATCTCGGTATTGTCCAATTACTTTGGAG